CTTGAGGCTAAAGACTGCCTTGTTCGCGCTAAATTAGGTTAACAGCAACGCCTCGCTAAATAGCGGGGCTTTTTTACGAATAACCCCGACAAGGTTAGATAGCTCTTCTCTGACCTTGCCGCATGAACAACATGACATCAAAACGCCTCCTTAGTTGGGGGCTTTTTTATGTGCGCAATCTAGGCTGATCCCCGAAAAGACGTCACGCCAGCGTCCTGATTGCGCTCACTGATTTGCGATAGCGAGGCGACTATGTTCAATACCGCGTATCTTAAATCTCTCGAAGTAAGAAAACCGCTAACCACAAGGCTGATGAGCCGCATTGAGGTAAATGATAAAACCGGTTGTTGGGTATTTATGGGCGGGAAAGACCGCTGTGGTTACGGAAGAATAAAGGTTGGGCCGCACAGCTTAGGCGCACATAAGGTGGCATATTTAATGCTGGTTGGAGATTATGACCAAGAAAACCTTGAGCTAATGCACACGTGTGACAATCCAGCATGCATAAACCCAAAGCATTTGATTCCGGCAACTCACAGAGAAAATATATATGACTGCATTTCGAAAGGAAGGCATACATATCAAAACGGAATCCTTAACAAATTTATACATTGCAAAAAAACTGACGTTAATTCAGGTGGTTTAATAATATATAAAAGTAGCCGGGCTTTAGCTTTGGATAATGGGGATAGGAATTATGCTGGTTCCCCATGCAAAAAACATCAGTCAACAATTCGCCGCTCCTCAAATGGTCAGTGTATTTATTGCTATAACGATTACCTATTAAAAAGACGTACAAAACGAGAAAATTAAAAAATAACGCAATCACAATAGACCGCCCAGCGGTCTTTTTTATTACCTACGAGCCGCCGATCTCCTCTGCCACATTAGCCACGACCTGTGCCACTCCTCACAGCGAGCGTGTGGACATCCAGAATAATCGGTAACACCGGGATAAAGACACCCTCATATGCGGCGACACCTGCCGTGGTGGAAGAAATGGTGAACATTAATCAACTGAGGTGGACATGACTGAAAAATACGAAGTCACAGCAACCAAAAAGGACGGCACGACATATCACGGATTGATGACAACGAAAGAGCCACGCATTACTAACGGACTGATTGGTATTGCCGGTCTGGATGGCTCATGGACATATATCGCACCGGATGAAATAAGCGACATCAGATACATTCCGGTAGTTGAGGAAAAGAGTAAGGAATAGGAATGGCTAAAAGACCAGACTGGGAGGCCATCGAGTCGGCTTACAGAGCTGGCGTGATGTCACTCCGTGAAATTGCCTCACAGCATGACATATCCGAAGGGGCGATAAGAAAGAGAGCAAAGCGTGACGATTGGTCACGTGATCTGAATGCGAAGATAAAAGCCAGGTCTGATGACATGGTACGCAAGCAGGAGGTACGCAGGCAGGTACGCAGTGAAACAACTCTGTCGGAACGCGTACTTATCGAAGCTACCGCTGAGGTAATAACCAACGTTCGCATGGAGCATCGCGGCGATATCCGGCGGGCGCGTGAATTGGCTAACGTACTGTTTGATGAACTGAGCGCAGAGTGTGCCGATGTGACCGCACTGGAGAAACTCGGCGAGCTGATGATTGAGCCAGATGATAATGGGCGAGACAAGCTGAACGAGCTTTACCATGCTGTTATCTCACTGCCTGAACGCGTGAAGTCAGCTAAAGCGCTGAGTGAAACGCTGAAGAACCTTATCGGCCTTGAGCGTCAGGCGTATGGCCTTGATGACATGCAGCCGAATAAAACAGCCAGCCAGCTATCCGACCTGATGGACGAACTATCGAGCAAATAACATGAAGCCAGAGCATTTAGCGTTACTGCGTAATAAGCAATGGCGTCTGAATAATCTGTACTGGATCACCGATAAAGAAGGTCGCCCGGTTCGCTTTAAAATGACGCCTGAGCAAACGGAATATTTCGAAGGTATCCACAACCGAAATATCATTCTGAAAGCCCGTCAGCTTGGTTTCACGACTGAGGTTTGCATCATCCAGCTTGATGCGGCCATATTTGAATCGGCTAAGTGCGCACTGATTGCACACACCCTGCCGGATGCAAAACGTCTGTTCCGGGAGAAAATCAAATACGCCTACGAGCGCCTGCCGGACGAAATCAAAGCAGCCAATCCAGCGAGTAATGACTCCGCCGGTGAGTTGGTATTCAGCAAAGGTGGATCAGTGACCGTGTCCGTGTCGTTTCGTGGCGGCACGCTGCGTTACCTGCACGTATCAGAGTTCGGGAAGATATGCGCTAAGCAACCAGAGAAAGCCCGTGAGATTGTCACTGGTGCCTTTGAAGCGGTGTCGACTGAGTGCTTTACGACGATTGAGAGCACAGCAGAAGGGCGGGCCGGTTATTTCTTCGATTACTGCCAGTTGGCAGAAAAAGCACTAATGCAGGGTAAATCATTATCTCCGCTGGACTGGAAGTTTTTCTTCTTCTCCTGGTGGAAGAATCCGCAGTACGCAATCGATCCTGTTGAACAATTACCACAACGCCTGACTGACTATTTCGATGAGCTGTCAGGCAAGCACGGAATCACACTCACCGACCGGCAGAAAGCATGGTACTACGCCAAAGAAAAAACACTCGGCGACGATATGAAACGGGAATACCCGTCGATACCGTCAGAGGCATTTCAGCAGTCTGTGGATGGCGCGTATTACGCCAAACAATTCCGCTGGCTGTACGAAAATAAACGCATTGGTGAAATCCCTGATAATTCACATCTGCCGGTGCATACGTACTGGGATATCGGTGTGGGTGACTCAACGTCAATCTGGTTTGTGCGTGAAGTCGGTGAAGAATTTCACATTGTCGACCACTACGCAAACAGCGGTGAAGGTCTGCGGCATTACATGAAAGTGCTGAAAGACAAAGGCTATGACTATGCCAGCCACAACGGGCCACACGATATCGACAACCGCGAGTTCGGTTCTGACGCGAAATCACGCCGGGAACTGGCGCGGGAAGGGTACGAAATTGACGGACAAATCTACTCCATCCGATTTGAGGTGGTGCCGAAACTGTCCGTTGATGAGGGTATTGAGGCAGTGCGTGAAATCCTGCCGCTCTGTGTATTCGATGAGAACAAGTGTGGTGAAGGCATTACCCACCTTGAGGCTTACCGGAAAGAATGGGATGACAAACGCGGGTGCTGGAAAGATAAACCACTTCACGATTATACATCACACGATGCTGACGGATTCCGTTATTTCGCAGTTAGTCGCCGTAACGCAAAACGCCTGACAAAACCTCTGGCATTCAACTGGAACTGACATGAATACAAACGTGGATTACAAACATCCGGCATATACCGAATTTTTGCCGGAATGGAACATGATCGGGGACTGCGTTGATGGTGAGCGCGTAGTGAAAAGTCGTGGTGAAAAATACCTGCCGCACCCCGCAGATAAAAAACAGGATAACGATGATGGTGAGCGGTACAAAAAATACCTTCTTCGTGCATCGTTCCTGAATGCAACCGGACGGACATTGAGCGGATTACTCGGTATCGCATTCAGTAAGCCGGTAAAAATCAGTATGTCTGGCGGCACAGAAAGCCTTGAGAAGGATATTGACGGGCAGGGGCAGCCGCTGACACAGATGATTCGTGATGCGCTGTCTCAGGTATTGCAGCGCGGACGTGCCGGACTGCTCAGTGATTTCAGCGGGTCAGGCGTCCAGACTGAGGCAGATAAAGGCAGGCCATACGTCCGGTTGTTTACGGCGAAAGAGATTATCAACTGGCGGGTCACCGGCGGGAAAACATCGCTTGTTGTCGTGAAATATCAGGAACCTGTTGAATCTGATGATTTTGAACTGCAAATGCAGGATCGCTGGATTGAGTTACGGCTGGTTGACGGTCATGCACATTCCAGACAGTGGCAGAAAGATGGCGAAATCAGTCGCGGGGAATGGGTAAAACTCACAGATGCGCAGGGGAAACCGCTTTCTGAGTTGCCGTGGTCGTGGATTGGGTCGATGAATAACGACCACACCCCGGACGCACCGCCGCTGGCAGATGTCGCGTATGTGAATATCAAGCACTACCAGATTGAAGCAGATATTGCCGAGTCAGCACACACGATAGGTCAGCCGATGGTGGCACTGTCCGGACTGACGGATGACTGGGTAAAAAATCACATGTCGGACGGATTCACCGTCGGCTCCCGCAAAGGTGTGTTACTTCCGCAGGGCGGCGATATGAAGTTCGCCCAGCCTGAAGAGCGAACCATGCAAATTGCAGTTGCTGAACGCCGGGAGAAACAGATGGCAATGCTCGGGGCAAAACTTGTTGAGCGCGGGTCATCGGCAAGAACGGCGACACAGGCGCAGGATGAAGCGCAGACCGATAACTCCGTGTTGTCACTGAGTGCTGGTAACGTTGAGCAGGCATTTAACCGGGCACTTAATTTTTGTATTCAGTTTGCCGGTGCGGGTGAAGCTGCAGTGGAGCTCAATAAAACATACGATATTGCGCAACTTGATTCGGCGGCAATCACCGCACTTCTGGCGTCAGTTCAGTCCGGCAATATGCGGATTGTGGACTTTGTCCGGTACATGCAGGGCGCGAACCTTGTTCCGCAGGATGAGAAGCCGGAGGATATCGTTGATGAGCTGGAGCTTGCAAGAGGCGCAAATATGCTGGGAGTGTAAATAATGCAGCCGGGAATCATTCTTGATAATGCGCTGATGATTCAGATCATGCTGGAAAGACTAAAATCGTCAACAGCGGATACACGTGAACTGGTGTCAGATATTCGCGCTGCTGTAGCATCTGCATTATCCGGATATTCCGGCAGCGTTTCATCAGTAGGAAGGGCTAAATCAATTGCTGTCGCGCTGAGAAAAGCGTTGAAGCCGGTTCTTGCCGGGTACTCTGAGAAGTTACTTGATGACATTATCAACGCCGCTGTTGTGATGGCAGACGCTGAATATCACGGGTTTAACTCACTGGCAAAAAACGTTAATCCGGCTGGTGCTGACAAGGTACGCAGAGATGTGCAAAACATACCTCTTTCTCTGCCCGGCTGGAGCAGCTCTCTGTTTCTCGCAAAGTTCATTGAGTCATGGGCCGATACCGCCGTGCAGCAGACAGAAAATCAGGCTGTGATATCGTTGTCGTCAGGCGGAAGTGTGGCTGACCTGCAATCGGCTATTAACGGAACCTCAGCGGAGCCGTTGATAATCGCAGCAGCAGTAGTCGGCAGGGTTGCAAGGGGTTTTCAGACTGTCGCTAAAACGACATTGCAACATGCGCACAGCGTGGCGTCTACGGACTTCTACAAAGAAAATCCTGACCTGATTAAGTATGAAGAATTCAGTGCAATACTGGATAACAAAACATCAGCCGTGTGTCGGTCGTTGTCCGGAAACCGTTATCCGCTGGGAGAGGGGCCACGGCCTCCGCTTCACCCCAACTGCCGCAGCCGCTTACTCCCTGTTCTTGATGAGAAATATGCAGACTTGTTTGTTACAGAGCCGGTCGGTAATTCTGAATGGGGCGAAGAAACGTATTATGAGTGGCTTTACCGCCAGCCAGCGAACCGGCAGGACATTGTGCTTGGTAAGACTAGGGCGCAGTTATTCCGTGATGGCGGGTTATCACCGGAGCAATTCGCAAAATTGCAACTCGATAAATACTTCAAACCGATGACGCTGAAGGAACTTCAGAAAATCATACCCGATGCCTTCCGAAAGGCAGATATCGAACTCAAATGACCCGCTCCGGCGGGTTTTTTATTACCTGTAGTCAGTGACTACACCATCAAAACCAGAGGTTGACGATGTTTAAGTGGAAATTAACCAAAGAAGAATTTGACGCGCTGACTGATGAACAGAAGGACATGTACAAAGAAGCCGGCGACGGATACCAAATCCAGATTGACGGTATGCCAGAAATTCCGGATGTGTCAGGTCTGCAGAAGAAAGTTGATGAACTGTTATCTGAGAAGAAATCAGAGCAGGAAAAGCGCCGCCAGGCTGAGGATGCCGCGAAAAGAGCAGCGGAAGAACAGGCCCGAAAAAACGGCGATATCGAATCGCTGGAAAAAAGCTGGTCTGAAAAACTCAGCACCCGCGAAAAAGAGCTGTTGGCTCAGTTGCAGGAAAAAGACACAAGCCTGCGGACCCTGCTGGTCGATAACGTTGCACAGTCGCTGGCGGCAAAACTGGCGGGCGACAGCGCTGCGCTGATCATGCCGCACATTAAATCACGCCTTGCTGTTGAGGAAGGCAAAACCCGCGTGGTGGACGCGGCAGGACAGCCATCAGCCCTGACTATTGATGAGCTGGAGAAAGAATTCAGAGGTAATCAGTTATTCGCGCCGGTCATTATCGGCAGCAAGGCAACCGGAACCGGAGGTGACGGCGGCAAAGACAAATCACATGCCGGAGGCGGTGATAAACCCAAAAGCGTGAATCCATTGGTGGATCGCGCACGTGAAATCATTGCAAACAATGCAGAGGCATAAGATTTATGACATTACATATTTTTCAGCACCAGGTATCTCTGGCGGCAACCGAACTGGTAGCGCAGGCGGTACAGCAGTTTAACGACGCATCCGGCGGTGCGCTGGTTCTCGGTGATGGTGACCATATCGGTGATTACATCGAGCAGACATCGTGGCAGTTACTCGGTGGTCTGGCACAGCGCCGTAATGCATACGGCTCCGGCAACCTGACACCGCAGGAGTTAGGGCAGATCCTCGACCGGATGATTAAGGTTGATGGCCGTATCGGGCCGGTATCTGTCACTCCGACGATGATGAAACGCCTGGGTAAAGATGTATCAGAAGCAGCTGCGGTAGTATCTGCGCAGGCAGCAGAAGCGATGCTGCAGGATTACCTGAACACTGCAGGTGCGGCACTGAAAGCAGCAATCTCCGGCAACGCTGCGGCAGTTACTGACCTGACAACAGCAGGAAGCGCACCATCACTGCGCGGGCTGAATAAAGGCACACGCCCGTTCGGTGATGCGTATTCCCGTATTATCGCCTGGTTGATGGACGGTGCAACGTTCAATGACTTCATGGACGAAACACTGACCAACGCCAGCAACCTGTTCCAGATCGGCAACGTGGCCATCAAGCAGGACGGATTCGGTCGCCGTTTCGTGATTTCTGATATTCCGTCTCTGTCTGAAGGTGATAAGCAGCATTCTCTCGGCCTGGTCACCGGTGCGGCAGCAGTACAGACCTCACCGCTGATCATGAAAGCGCAGGACGTTCTCGGACAGGAAAATATTAAGGCCCTGATGCAGGGGGAATATGATTTCACTGTCGGTCTGCGTGGTTATCAGTGGGCGAAAGACAGCATTAAATCACCAACTAACGAACAGGTGTCGGCGGTTGCCAACTGGAAGCAGATTGCAACCAGCATCAAAGACACCGCCGGGGTGATGGTGACGTTCGGCAAAGAAGCCGGAACGGGTGACGAAGCCGGTAAGTCCACGAAATAAGTATCAACTATGATCCGGGGGTGATATGGCAGTACAAATCAGTCCGGAGCAGATAGGCGAGCAACTGGAAATGATGGGGTTTGAGGCTCCTGATTTTGCGGTTGCCGCCGCATTATCTGTAGTGGACAGCATTGACGGATGCCTTGATAAGGCAGGGTATACGGATGCGGTGATGACGCTTATCAAGGTGTATTCCGTCATCCTCATTCTGTCTGCGGCTGATGTCCGTAAAATTGCATCAGAACATGCGCCGTCAGGCGCTTCAGTTTCGTACCAGTATTTTGCTGACGGCAGGAAGTCGCTGCTGAAATTGTTATCCGCACTGGATACCGCCGGATGCACAGGCAATCTGCCGATTGACCGTCCGGTAGGCATTATTCAGTTTGACGTGAACCGGGGGTGATATGGGTAAAATCCTGCGCCGGTTCTGCAAGGGATGGGCGACCATCTGGAAGATTGAAGGCAAAGACAGTTACGGCAAGCCGAAATTTTCAGAGCCAATCCATATCCGGTGTGATTACGGAAGCAGGATGAGTGACGGAACAAAAACGGTAGGCACTGAAATTGTCATCAAAAATGTCATCTGGACGGAATACAGTGAGGCCACACAGGATGATTATATTGCTATCGGCAAGCATAACGGACAAGACCCGTTCGCAGCAGGAGCCAGCAGAATCAAAGCTGTTGACCGTGACCGCGATATTAACGGCGGCAAGGATGACTACACACTAACAACGGCGGTGTGATATGGGAGCAAAAGTAACCGGCATTAACCGCGCTGTTGCTGACCTTAATACGCTGGTCGGTAATATCACGTCAAAGAAAGTCAGCAGGGCCATGCATCGTGCGCTGGATATCGGCGGCAGGCAGGCTGCGGTATACACGCCGATTGATACAAAGACACTGATTAACTCTCAGTTCCGTGATGTGGAGGTGAAAGGAACGTTGTTTACCGGGCGTGTGGGTTACTCAGCATCCTATGCTGTTTTCGTTCACGACCCGAATGTGAAGCAGAGCTTCCGCAGACCGACAGCGAAGAAAGAATTCCTCACTAAAGGCTTTGAGGAAACACAGCAGATGATTGACCAGGCTGTTGCGGAGGAAATGCGCATATGACCACCACTGAGCAGGTTAAGCGTTATTTTTCCGAGTCAGGGCTGTCTGACGGTTTTATCATCCAGGACTATGAGTGGTCAGAATCCGGCGGACATGACCATGATGCGTACATGGTTTTTCAGCAGCGGGACGGAACCGGAAGAATCAATGATCTTGGTGGTGATGATTTTTTCACTGTGTCGTTAATTTCTGGCAAGGGCTGGGTTGAATTCGTCGCTCAGAGAGCCTATGCAATACTTGATTATGTCAGGTGCCATGCTCAGTCTCATGGTCTTAATTTCATCATCAATACATCCGGGTTCGTGAATCCGGTTCAGACGGCAGAGGGGAGGTATTGGATTCCCCTGACCTTCCGCTGCACATCCTAAACAAGCACACTTCAAACAGGTCGCTGATGCGGCCTTTTTTATTTGCAAATAAAGAGGTTATAACATGGCACAATGCCCTGATGATAAAGGCCTGGTGATGGGTAATGCGGGGGTTCTCCGCATCGCGCCCGGTTGCCCGGGTGCGGTTCCTGAACAGTCAGCGTTTCTGCGTCTCGGCGCACTGACCAGTAAAGGGCTGGATTACGGTACTGAAACGGTTACTTCCAAAGCAGACGACACAAAAGGGTTGACCGAGGCCATTGTGACCGGTCTGGATTTAACCATTAAGTTTGATGGTGAGCTGAAGCGCAAAGGTGCTGATGGCTCCACGTCTGCTTTTGATATTGCCAAAGAAATCCTTGCTGAAGTCAAGGCCAGTCGTCAGCCGTCATATTGGGTGCAGCTCGACATGAAAGGCGATGGTAGTGATGTGATTCAGGGGTATATGAACTTCACATCATGGTCGATGGAGTTCCCGACCAAAGAGATCGCCACGTATTCCGGTGAGCTGAAAGTCGCAGACGCTGACAGCTTTGAGTGGTTGCAGGAAGAAATCGTGGTGCAGAGCATCACCGCCAACCCTGCGACACTGACAGTGAAGGCTGGTGAAACTGCCTCGTTCACTGTCGGATTTACTCCGGTTGATGCGACAAACAAAAATTACGAAGTGGTCAGCGATAAGCCTAACTTCGCTACCGTCAGTAAGCTGCTGAATGTTGTCACTGTAACCGGTGTCGCCGCCGGTACCGCGAATATTACAGTCACATCGGAAGATGGCAGTAAGACGGCGAAATGTGTCGTTACAGTCACTGCGGCCTAAATATTACAAAGGGCATCT